ATGCCGTTGGCGACGAACGCACCGCCCGCGCCGCCGCGTCATACCAGCGTGCAATCCCTCCCCCAAGCTTTTAAGGCCGCCGTTATCCTTAGCCCCATCCTTGACCGGGTCAATATGCACAGCCGGGCCACTATTTCCAAAAACGCTGCCACCATAATTTTTCTTTGCATTTTCATCAACCTGTTCCAGCATTTCAATCTGCCTGTCACATTCGTTGATTTCCTGCTGCAGATCGTTGAAATTCTTTTCCATTTCAGCAGTCAAACCACCCGCTGCTTTAGACATGATTTCTTCCTGTGCCTTGATAGCCTTAGCACGTTTTTGTAATAACTCTTGCATGTTCATTAGTTTAGTCCCCCTTTATTTTTGTTCAAATTTAACCGCATCTGCATTGCTTTCATTTTTTCCTGTGCCAGCCGATCATCATGCAGATCAACCACAGTCATTTTCTTACTGACAGCAGCATAAACACGTTCAGCAATGCTTTTAGCCAGCGCGTCAAAACTGTTCTTACTTAAAATATTTTCAGCCATCTGTACAGCAGGGCTTACATCAACACCGGCAGTTTTTGCTTTCAATAAAGCATCAGGATTAGCCGGAATAGTAACGCAGCTGTATTCAAGCAGCTCCTGTTTTATGAAGTCAATCCCAAAAGGCCGGTTCACGTCATCTGCACATTCCCATTCGATACCACGAAAACGGCAGCTGACCGCATGCAAAAAGCCCAACTTATACATTTGCCCAACCATATAACCATAATCATTTTCATCCCTACTTGTAAACTCAGCCCGGCCAATAAGCTCTCCGTCCTCTACTTTTTCCAACAAAGACTTAGCCACAGGCAGCTCCCACATATCGTGCATCCACAATACAACAGGATTTTTACGGAAGTTTTCCAGCTCCCAGCCGTCAGGATTTACGGTGTCAAAATCTCTGTCCACAGCTCCATTAGATAATATAAAATCACAGATAATCCGGCCGTCTTTTTCTTCGATAGCCTTTACCTGCTCCATTGAAAATTCTTTGATACACAGAAGTTCATCCGCAGCAGGTTTATTACCGCTTTTCAAAGCTTCACGGCAGGCTTTTAATTCCATGCTCATTTTTTATTCGCCCCCTTCTTTTTGGCAGCTTCCTCCACCGGAAGCATATTGCCATTAATAAACACTGTTTTGCCTTGACCGTCAGGAAGCGGATTCATGTTCTCGCGCTCACGCCATTCATCGGCATTGATAATGCCATCCTGCCGCATAAGGTGCAGCATGTTAGCACGGCTTTGATTATCACCACGCAGCATGGAAAGCATATCAAATTCACAGTAATAACCTTCCTGCCGCTGCTGGCGCGTTAAACAACGCATGTTCATAAACTGTTCCCAGCGCACAAACCACGGCAGCATTGTGTTCTGATAAAAGTCAATCGTCTGCTGCTCTATATTGGAATACGTTGACTTTTCCAAATTCTGAATAAGATGCAGCGGAACACGGTAGAAGCGTGCTATTTCTTCAGTTTGATATTTGCGTGTTTCCAAAAATTGCGCTTCTTCAGGATTTACAGAAATACGATTGAATTTCATACCGCCTTCCAAGATCATCGTAGATCCGGCATTACTACTGCCTTCATAACGAGCCTTAAACTGTTCTTTCAAACGCTGCCAGGCATCTTCTTTCAAAGGCTTGTCAGTTTCCAAAACACCAGTTGCCAATGCGCCATTTTCAAAAAATTTATTGCCAAGTTCTTCACTGCTCATGCCTAAACTGATAGCACGCCGCGCCATTGCCAGCGGACTATAACCAATAACACCGTTATAGCCAAGCCCCGGAATATGCAATATTTTTTCCGCGGGCAGCTTATACAGCTTGCCGCGGTCATTGACATTGTAATAAATCTCACCAGTGTTATAGTCCTGTGCCGGCAGCACATTCACAGGTAGCAGCATGTTCAGCTGCGCAACTTCTCCTTTGCTGTCCAATACTTTTTCAGCATAAGCATTACCCCCGCTCAGCACATGATACTGCATAGTTTCACGCAGATAATAAGCCGGCATATTCGGTGCAGCAACATATGTCAGCACATCATACAGCGGATTTTCAACAGCCCTGCGCCTGCTGCCGTCAGGCAGCTTCTGATACAAATAGCATTTACAGCTGGCAAATGTTTCAGCCAGTACATGGATGCAAGCCCATACTGCGCTATACTGCATAGCAGTCACATTATTAAGCTGCACTCCGTTCAGTATCATTCCCGGTGTAAGGCGAAACTGGCTGCTTACAGTTGCACTCTTTGCAGTACCCGGTGCAAAGAGATTTTTGAAAGCACCCACCAGCAGGCCTGCCGGGCTGCGTATCGTATCACCCATCTTTTATTTCACCTCCCTTCAGGTAAAATAAAAACAGCCATTCCCACAAAGAAACAGCCGTTCATTTTTTTGTTTGTTCTACTTTTCGCCTGGCAATATTGGCTGCCACAGCAACCAACAGTACGCCAGCGACAATTAATGCAGTGGGTATACTGATCAGCGCAATACCAGTCACAACAAGCAACATACCCAAAACAACCATTATAGCTAACAGCTTATCTTCTTTTTCCATTTCATCACCTCACAAAAAACGAACTCCGGAACTGCCGCCAGTGCCGCCGTATTCTTCATAAAATGCAGGCAAGCGCGCCATAGCATTTATGCCGGCAGCAACCAAGTCAATACGCTGCGTATCATCTTTATTTTTCTTACTCAATTTGATATTTTCATTGCCGTCAGTGTAGGCATACGCATTACGCAAACACCAGTCAAACAGCTCATTGCCTTCATGGATAATATTGCTCTCCACTACTTTCAGCCTGAATTCTTTGGTAGGTTCGCTCAAAGTCGGAATGCCCTGCCGCACTTCAATAACCGTTTCCCCTTCTTCTTCCAACTTCTGCATGAAGTAAGAAGCGTTCCAGCCATCAAAACAATGTTCCACAACATCTAAATCCAGCTCATTAGCAAAGCACTTTACCCATACCTTCATCACATCATAATCAACAGCTGCGCCCTCTGTTATGGTGCAGTAGCCACGCTGGGCATATTCCCTGTAGGCTATGCGGTCAGTCTGTTCATGTCGTTTTACCGCTTCTTCAGGTATAAAGCCATGCGAAACTACTGCTACACGCTTTTCATCAAGCGGAATAATAAAAGTCGCAGCTGTCAGATCAATGCGCTTTGAAAGGTCATACCCAACTATGCAGCGCTTGCCGCTGATAATTTTGTATAGTTCATCACGGGTCACCTTCAGTGTCTTCCACTTAGGCATCAGGCCATCCATGTATTTCAATTCACTGCTGTCCTGCCACAAATTACAGCGTTTGGTCAGATATTCGCGCAGCTTTTTCGGATCGTTACTTACAAATGCTTCACGTCCCTCGCTTACGATTTCTTTCAGTAAATGCTTGCTGTATTCAGTTTCATGCTGCAGCACAGGATTCGCTTTAACTAAAGTGTTGATATCATAAGGATCGTCGCCATCCTCCAGTTCGCGTATCATGCAGAAATAATCATCAATAGGCTCATCAGTGTCGCCATCTAAGATTTTGCAACACAGGTCATATTCTGCCTTACAGGGATTATTTTCTGCATCTTTACCAGCCGTAGAAATGATAAACAGCAAAGACTGCAACCGTTTGCCGAAGCCGGATTTCAGCACGTCAACGATCTCAGAAGACGGATGCGCATGATATTCGTCAATTATAACCATACACGGCGCACCTGAATCTTTGTTTTTCGTCTGTTTGCTCAAAGCCCGCATCCAGCCTTTACGCGTTTTATGCTCTACCCGCGTACGCTTGATAATAAGCTTCTGACTGATTTCTGCAGAAGCTTCACCCATAGAACAGGCATCACCCCAAACACGTCTTGCCTGTTCCCTGTCCACGGCCGCGCATTCAACCTCCGGCGCCATTTCAAAGCGCCGCAGTTCAGGCTTGCCCGGCGGATAGATCGCGTCAGCACACATGCCGTATAAAGCAACGCCTGACATTTCAGTACTTTTGACATTGCCACGGGCGCGGAAATTAAAAGCTTTAGTAAACCGCCGTGCGCCGGTTTCTCTATGCACCCAGCCAAAAACACAGCCCAAGTCGAAATACTGAAAAGGCAGCAGCTGGATATGCTGCCCGGAATACACACCGCGCACGTGCACGCAGTATTTTTCAAACCAGTCAAAAATCCTGTTTGCCCTGCTTTCATCAAAAACATAAGGAAAGTTATCTGTACCCTGCCGCTCCAGATCATCAAGATGCCGCTGACAGGCCTGCCGTTCCCGCTTACACACAAGGCGCAGTCCGTCAACAACCTCGCGCGCATAGCGCTCAGTCACAAATAAATCATCATAACAGGTCATGCCATCATTGAATCCTGTTCATCATCGTCATTTAAAGCATTAGCACGTTTGACAACAAGGCGGGCGCGGGCAGTTGGCGTAAGTCCAAGCTTTTCAGCATAGCTTAAAGCCTGCTTACCATACATATCTAATTTCTTTTTATCAGGGAACATCTTCACAGCTTCATCTTCAAACAAAGCCTGATAGCGGCAGAAGTTCGCCAATATGCGTGCATCAACATTGTCAAACAGCTCTATCTCTTTCCCTTCCTTGATAATTTCCTTCCAAATTTTCAAAGCCGCAGCACACGACTTTTCTTTTAAAAACGCAGGTGTTTTCAATACTACTTCAGCACGCTTGATTTTTTCTTCTGCGTTTTGCCGTTTCTCAATTTCTGTTTTTGTATAATGTTTACCAGTTTTATTGCCACGGTTAAAAAGCATAACCTTAGCACTTTGAGCCGGTGTCGGCATAAATATCACCTCCTTCAATCAATATTTGCAAAAAAATATATGATAGGGGAACTTTTCAAAAGTTCGAGTACGGTGCGGTATGATGTGAAAAACTGCAGGAAATTGAACCCCCCTACCCCTCGTAAGGGATTACCCTGAGTAAAAATTT